GAAGTTAATGTTGGAACTAGTACTATTCCACACACATATGAAACTGGTGGATCAGTTAGAGAATACTTTACCAACTTAACTTTTGGTTCGGGATATTATGGTGGAACTGTTGGAGTTGCTGTTACAGATCTTGCATATGTGCATAAATTTATTAAATCTTCAGTAAATTCAATTGCCGACAATTCTAAAGGAGTATTTACAGCAACTAATGCGATTTATACATCTGCTCTAGGCACTTTAAGACTTACTATAGGTTCTCACACATTAACAACGAACAATGTTATTACTATTGGCGGAGATTCATTAACATTTACATGCGCTAAAGATGGTAATTCATCTAATCACACATATCCACGCACAACAGATCAAGCATTTGGTGCAGTATTGAATATCATTGCAACAACTGCAAATACAATTACTGTTAATGTTGGTCCATCTCCTGTTGGTCAACAATATGTACATACATTTGTAAGTGCGGTTGCTAATTCTATTGTTGCCGGTATCAGTAGAACACCAACTAATGCAAAATATACATCTTATAGTGGCACTTTACTATTAACGATACCAAACCACGGATTGACAAATAGTGATACTGTTCAAATTGCAAGAGAATCTCTAACCTTCAAGTGTTCTAGTGATGGATTCAGAACAGAACAATTATATCCAAGATCAACTGATCCTGTTGTTGGAATTCAAACTGCAGTTACTTCACTAAATGAAAATACGATTTCCGTTAATATTGGTGCTGGTGGAGGCGCAGGAACTGGAGCAAATATCACAGCAACCGTTGGAGTAGGTGGCACATTAGCATTTAATATTATTGATGGTGGAAGTGGATATGTTAATCCTCTCGTAACTGTTGATAGTCCATCTTATGAAAATTTACCTATGACGGGTGTTTCTAGATTGGGTATGGGTAATACAACTGATGTTGGTATTGGAATGTCAATAACCTTTGAAATGGGACCATCATCAGTTGGTATTGGTACTTCATATTTTGAAATTGAACGATATTATATTTCTAAAACTGGATATGCATTCCGTAGAGGAGATGTTATAAAACCCGTTGGTTTAGTAACTGCTGCAGGATTATCGGCACCAATTGAAGAAATTTTCTTTACAGTTGAAGAAGTATTTAATGATTCTTTTGCATCATGGCAACTTGGTGAATTTGATTATATTGATAGCAATGCTTCTAGACAAGATAGCATCAGAACTAGATTCCCATTATTTAAGAATGGACAATTATTAAGTTTTGAAAAAAATAACAGCAATACTACCTCATCATTAATCGATTTTGATTCAATTCTACTAATTTATATTAATGGTGTTATGCAGGAACCTAATGTTTCTTATATATTTGAAGGTGGAACAACCTTCATCTTTAAAGAACCTCCTAAAAAAGAAGATAGAGTTGATGTATTCTTCTATAGAGGAACTCGTGGAGAAGATAGTATTGAAATTGATGTTAATGAGACCATTAAACCAGGTGATGATCTTCAAATTTATAAAAATGATGCAATTACAGGAACTATAACTCAAGATACTAGAATTGTATCTACTATCATATCGGCAGATACTGTTGAAACTGGAATATATCTTGGTGATGGTATAAATGAAACTACTGACAAACCAGTTTCATGGACTAAACAGAAGAGAGATCTTTTAATTAATGACAATACACAATCAAAAGCAAGAGATTCTATTGAAGGACAGATTTATCCGACTGCAAAATTGATTAAAAACTTTAATCCCACCGATACTGAGATTTTCTTAGATGATGCACAATTCTTCAATTATGAAGAAAATAATTCAAATATCACAATCCAAAAAACATCCGCATTATTGTTACCTGATACGATAAATCCGATTGGTGCTGCATTTACATCAATTGTTTCTGTTGCAGGAACTATAACGGAAATTAAAGTTGTTTCTGGTGGTAGTGGTTATATTCCATCTTCATCAATTGCCGTTCAGATTGCGGCACCTATTGGTGGAATTGGTACAGTATTTAAGACAGAAATTGCTGGTAGAGTTGGAACTGTTGGTATTGGATCGACCGTTATTACTGGAATTAGTACCTCACAAATTAAAATTGGTCATTCACTAAATGCAGCATTTGTAGGTAGTTTGCAAATTATTGATAATACATTTACTGTTGTTGGTATAAAAACTTTTAATAATGGTGAAATTGAACTTAATAAATCTGTTGGCAACATTCAATCAATTACTAGAACATTCGATTTTGGTTTATATCAAGATCAACAGAAAGCATTTGCAACTACTGTTGTTTCTGCTGCTGGTACTATTGCTTCAGTTACAGTAACTAACCCAGGATCTGGTTATACCACTACTGCAACTCCCGCATCAATCACAAAATTACCAAATACAACTAAGGAACTTATTACTGGAATTAGATTTGTATCTGGTTATAGTGGAATTATAACTGGTATATCAACTACTAGTGGAATTGGAACTAGTAATGCAATTAGATTTGATTTAGAATTTGAGCAAACTGATAATATAAATTCTTTGCAAGTTGGATTCCCAATAGTAATGTCAAATACGACAGTTGGCAATGGTGTAACATCAATTGATGTCAATGATAATGATGTTGTTGGGATAGGAACAACGTTTGCTGATAATATATACTATGTACACGCTTTTACAAGATCTAATTTAACTGGAATTATCACTGCAAATATTCTATCATCAACGGATATCGTTGGTATAGCAACAACTACAGGATCTAGATCCAACCCTTGTGGAACATTCTCTTGGGGTAGACTTGCGGGATTTGAGAGAGGAACTGGAGCAATTGGTGTTGCAGTTTCTGGTTTTACAGTTAATTCAGGTCTATCATCCTTCCCAGTTCTTCAAAGAAGAGGATTTGGACTTAGAGATAATGGTTCTCTAAGAAAGGATCTTGGATAATCATTTATAAATATAGAAAAACGCTAGTAATATGTCTGCGATTGTCACAGATCAATTTAGAATTTTAAACGCATCTAACTTTGTGGGTTCTGTCAGTAATCCTGACAATTCGTTCTATGTTTTCTTGAGTTTAGTGAATCCCACATCAGTCGGATTTGGTAGATCAACCACTTGGGATACTAATACCCCATCACCGATTGATAATTTAAGTTATACAAATCATATAAAAGATACAATAATTTTTGGTAAAAGAATTACTGTTAATGATATTAGAAGATTAGTTAGAAGGGTTGACTGGACGCAGGGAACTGTATATGAAATGTATAGGCATGACTATAGTGTTTCTAATCCATCACCACAAACAAATTCTACAAGATTATATGATTCAAATTACTATGTAATGAATAATGATTTTAGAGTATATGTTTGTATTGATAATGGTTCATCTGGAGCAAATATTGGTGGCAATTTCTCACAAGATGAACCTACATTTGTCGATTTAGAACCTTCTAGAGCAGGTGAAAGTGGGGATGGTTATATTTGGAAATATCTTTTCACAGTATCTCCTAGCGATATTATTAAATTTGACTCGATTGAATATATTCCAGTTCCAAGTAACTGGGATACCACTACAGATTCTCAAATTGTATCTGTAAGAGATAATGGTGATTCATCAATTAATGAAAATCAAATTAAAAAAATATACGTAAAAACTCAAGGTTCTGGATATAATACCACTGATGCTGAGTTAGATATTCTTGGTGATGGTGTTGGTGGAAAAGCAGTTGTAACTGTTGTTGGTGGAAAGATAGTTTCAGCAACTGTCTCCTCCGGAGGAAGTGGTTATTCATATGGAAGAGTCGATTTATCAACAATAAATTCAGGAGCAACTGGATTCGCACATTTAATTCCAATTATTCCTCCCTCAAGAGGACATGGTTACGATATATACAATGAATTAGGAGCAGATAGAGTTCTTGTTTATTCTAGATTTGATTCCTCTACAAAAGATTTCCCAATAGATACTAGATTTTCGCAGATTGGTATTATTAAAAATCCATCAAGAATTGGATCTGCATCTTCTATTTTTCAAGAGAGTCAATTCTCAAATCTAGGTGGATTCAAATTATCATCCGTTTCTAATCCAGAAGATGCTGCTCCAGGAAATAGAATTTATCAATCAGTAATTGGAGTTGGAACTGCAACAGGATATATGGCATCCTATGATGAACAAACTCAAGTTCTAAAGTATTTCCAAGATAGATCTCTATATTTTAATACTCAATCTTTCGATCAAAAAGATTCTAAAAGTATAGTATCTGAAGCAAAAAAAGTTACCTTTGTAAAAAATGGTGGAACTATAACTTCAAATAATAGTTTTAGTGGAACAATTGATCAAAACTTTACAGGGATAACAACTTCAATCTCATCAACAAAAAATATTAATTTAGCAACTCAGTTTACAAATGGCATCTCTTTACCTGAGATAAATAAAGGATCAGGAGATATTATCTACATTGATAATAGACCTCGGGTAAATCGAAACCAAAGACAAAAAGAAGATATTAAAATCATACTGGAATTCTAAAGATGTCACAAAAATCAAACTTAAATGTTTCTCCATATTTTGATGATTTTGATCCAAATAATAATTTTTATAGGATCCTTTTCAAACCAGGATATCCAGTTCAATCAAGAGAACTGACATCTCTTCAGAGTAATTTACAAAATCAAGTCAGCACTTTTGGCAACCATTTCTTTAAAGATGGATCTATTGTAATACCAGGAAATATTACATATAATCCATCATATTATGCAGTAAAGATCAACCCAACTCATGTAGGTCTAAGTGTCGGTTTATACATTGATCAGTTAGTTGGTAAAAAAATAAAAGGTCAGACCTCACAGTTAACTGCAGTTGTTCAAAAAGTATTAAAAAATAATGAGTCGGATACTGGTGATTATACCTTATATGTCAAATATGTTACTGCAGATTCTAGTTTTAACATCACCCAGTTTAGAGATTCCGAAACTTTAGTTGCATTAGATAATGTAACCTATGGAAATACAACAATACCTTCTGGAGATACTTTTGCTAGCACAATTAATGCAGAATCAACATTTACTGCATCTTCAGTTTCAATATTAGATGGAACTTATTTTATAAGAGGACATTTTGTTAATATTTCTGCAGATACATTAATTTTAGATCAATATACAAATACACCATCATATAGAGTTGGTCTATTTGTTAGTGAAACTATAGTTGATGCACAAGCAGATAATACATTATATGATAATGCTAGAGGATTCTCAAATTATGCTGCTCCCGGTGCAGATAGATTAAAGATTACAGCAAAATTATCTAAAAAAAGATTAACTGATACTGATGATAAAGATTTTGTTGAACTTATTAGAGTAAATTCTGGTGTTGTTAAAAAAATTCAAGATAGTAGCACATATTCCGAAATTAAAGATTATCTTGCTAAAAGAACTTTTGAAGAATCTGGTGATTATGCGGTAGACCAGTTTAATATTGAAATTGAAAATTCTCTCAACGATAGATTGGGATCTGATGGCGTATACTTTTCAAATCAAGTTACAGAACAAGGTAATGTACCTGAAGAAAATTTATTAGCAGTTAAAGTTTCTCCAGGAAAAGCATATGTTCGTGGTTTTGATATTGAAAAAACTTCATCTTCTATTTTAGATGTCAGAAAACCAAGAACAACTGAAAGTATACCTAATGCATTAATCCCATTTGAAATGGGAAATAAAGTCAAACTCAATAATGTTGCAGGAACGCCTAGTATTGGAATTAATAATAATTTCTCAGTAAATCTTTTTAGTCAAAGAAAAGCAAATAATACTTCAGGAAATGGAACACAAGTTGGTGTTGCAAGAGTTTATTCATTCTCTCTTTCAGATGCAAATGAGTTTACTCAACAAAATGAATGGAATCTTTATCTTTATGATATTCAAACTTTTACCGAATTACAATTAACATCTTCAGTATCAAATGCTAATGATGTACCATTAAATTCTATTGTGAGGGGCAAGCAAAGTGGTGCGACTGGTTATGTTCATTCAAAAAATGGATCAGTTATAACTATTTCTCAAACTTCTGGATCTTTTGTAACTAGTGAAGAAATTGAGGTTTCCAGTTTAAATGGTATAGAATTTGTGGATTCATTTAGTAGATCAATTACATCTATTAAAGTTTTTGGACCTAAAGATATTAAATCAGTATTTCAAGGTTCTGGTGGTGGAAATGGATTAGCAGTTAATTTTAGCGGTGATACTATTGGTATAGAAACAATTCCAAAGAATTTTAGTATTTCTGATTCGCTATCAATTAGTGCGTCATCTAGTCAATCTGGTATTGCTACAGTTGCTGGCAGAAATTTTGCTGGCATTACAACTGATACTATAATTAAATATCAAATTCCTGGCAATGATTATCCAACATTAAATAGAGTATCGGGTATTTCAACTAACACTTTATCTATTACTTTGGTAAGCACAACTGCTGTGACTGGCGTTGGATTAGGTTCTGTTGTAAGTGGAAATTATAACTTTAAAATTATTACTCCAGATATTAAAAATTCAGATAAATCACATTTATATTCTGAGATAAATTCTAAAAATGTATCTAATGTATCATTTACTGGATCAAATCTTTTAGTTCAGAGACAAGCAACTGGTAAATCGACAGATAATAATGGTAGTTTAACTGTTGATAGAACTGATGTTGGTATTACTAGTTGTTTCTTTGAGCCATATGCTCAAGATAGATATGCTGTTTTTTATAGTAATGGCACATCAGAAAATTTAACATCAGATCAAGTTGTTGTATCTGCAAATTCTCAAGATGTAACGATTAATGGATTAATTCCAAATCAAAGTAATGTTTTGGTAAATGCTATTGTCAAAAAAATTGAAATTATCAATAAACAAAAAAATTATATTAAGAGTGAAAAAGTAGAAGTTTCGGGTACAAATTCGGGTGTTAGCACTAGCACTAATGGTTTAACCTTTAATCCGTATTATGGTCTTCGTATTGAGGATAGCGAAGTTTCACTAAATTTGCCAGATGTTTGCAAAATTATTGCTGTTTATGAGTCATTAGATAATACTAGTGTTGCATTAGATAACCTCAATTTTTCTGCAGGATTAAATTTAAATAATACTTCAGTGCTTGGTGAAAAAGTCATTGGGCAAAGTAGTGGTGCAGTTGGTCAAATTGTTACTAAAACATCTGCATCTCAAATTGAATTTGTTTATTTAAACTCTGAAAAGTTTGCAGTAAATGAAACTATTTTCTTTGAAGACTCTGGTATAAGATCTGCAGCATTATCTATCGGCAAGGGAAATTATATTGATAAAACTGATAATTATATTTTAGATAAAGGTCATAAAGAGCAGTATTGTGATTATTCTAGAATTGTTAGAAAATCAGATTCATTCATTCCTTCTAGAAGATTAATGATTATTTTTGATTACTACAATGTTCCTACTAGTGATAGTGGTGATGTTTTCAGTGTCAATAGTTACAATGAAGAAAGATATGTATCCGATGTTCCAAAACTTAAGAATGGAATAAGAGCAACAGATGTTTTAGATTTTAGACCAAGAGTTGCACCTTTCTCAGCAACTAATACATCACCATTTACATTTGCTGGTAGAAATTTTGCAGCATCAGGTTCTAATTCAACGTTTGTTGTTGCGCCAAATGAGAGTTCAATAATTGGTTACTCATTTTATCTACCTAGAATAGATAAAATTGTATTGAATAAGAGTGGTGCCATCAACCATATTCAGGGAGTTCCATCTGCCTCGCCAGTAAAACCTGGTTCAATCGATGAATCAATGGAATTAGCAACTATTGAGTTGCCAGCATACTTATATAATCCAGATGATGTAAAAATAAAACTTGTCAATAATAAGCGTTATACTATGCGCGATCTTCGCATTATTGAAGATAGACTGGAAAATGTTGAAAAAGTAACATCTCTAACATTATTGGAATTAAGCACTCAGGCGTTGCAAATTCAAGATGTAGATGGTTTATCTAGATTCAAATCCGGATTCTTTGTAGATAATTTCAAAGGAACTACCTTTATTGATATTGATAATCCTGATGCAAATACAACAGTAAATATAGCATCTGATGATCTACGTTCGGATATTTCTTTTTCTTCGTTAAAATCGCAGTTGGCACCAACCACTACTGAAAATACTGATATTCTAGATTTCTCATCAAATTATACTTTAACTGATCCAAATGTTAAAAAAACTGGTGATCTAGTTACACTAAACTATTCTTCAACTTTGTGGACCGATATCCAACAAACGTTTGCAACTAAGAGTCAAAAAGTTAATCCATTTGGTGTAGAAAATTATAATGGAAATGTTAAGTTAAGACCTTCATCAGATACTTGGGTAAAAACTCTCAATGTTAAATCCGGTAATATTGTCAAAACTCAAAGTGACTGGGCAAATTCATATATTGGTAATCTATTAACTAGTTCTAAACCATCAGATAAACTCAGATCTAGAAATATTGAATTCACTGCTTCTGCCTTACAACCATCATCAAATCATTATGCTTTCTTTGGTGGTAATTCAAATATTGATGTCATACCAAAATTACTACAAGTCACCATGACAAGTGGATCTTTCCAAGCAGGAGAGACTGTATATGGATACAATGATGGTGTTAAAGTAGCATCGTTTAGATTATCAAGTGCAAATCATAAAACTGGTCCATACTTAACTCCATCATCAGTATACGAAAAGAATCCATATACACCAGCATTAGATTTGGCAACTGTATATTCTTCATCAACTCCAACAATTAACATTGATACTTTCTCATTAGCAGATGATTCTGAGGGAAGATTCTATGGTTATGTTTTTGAAGGAATGGTTTTAGTTGGAGAAACAAGTTCTGGTCAAGCAACAGTAAGTGCTCAATCTCTTACAACTGATATTGTTGGCGACTTAATTGGATGTTTATTTATTAAAAACCCCCTAAAATCCCCAGTTCCAGCAACTACATTTAAAAGTGGAACTAAAACTTTCAAATTATCTACCAGCAATTCGAATTCAAATAATAGTAGCGTTAAGTTTACAGAAGCAACATTCCATTCATCAGGAGTTATGAGTTCGGAAACTTATAGCGAAAGTGTTGTTGTTAGAAGGTCTCCCCAAGCACTTCCTCTAAATTCTTTGAAGAGAGACCCACTTTCACAAACATTTAGATCGGATAATACTGGTGGATTTATAACTGAACTTGATTTATATTTTGGTAAAAAGGATGCTATTGAGAAAGTATTCGTTGAGATTAGAGAAACTGATATTGGTGGAACACCTAAGAATAAGTTAATCCAAGATTACGCCAGAGTTAGTCTTCTTCCATCACAAATTACAACATCTACTGATGGATCAGTCGCCACTAAAGTTGCTTTACCATCACCGTTGTATGTGCAACCCAATACACAGTATGCATTGACAATATATTGCCCAACTTCAGAAGATTATGAAGTTTGGATTGGTGAATCTAATAAACCAACCGTTTCAACTCAATCATATCCTGATGCAGATCAGGTTATATACTCTAATCAATATACTGGAGGAAATCTATTCAAACCACAAAACGGATCTGTTTGGCAACCTGTAATTTCGCAAGACTTGAAATTTAGAGTTTACAAAGCACAGTTCGCATCTTCATCTGGAACAGCATATTTCCATAACCCAGCAATTTCTATTGGAAGTACATATGCTACAATTGATACAAATATTCCAAAACTATCAAATAACCCAGTAAAAACTTTACCAAGAAAATTGAATATTGGTATTTCAACAACATATGCTTTGCAAAATATTCTAACTGTAGGAACTAAAGTTGCAGAAGGTTCAAACACTGGTGTTATTGAATCTTTTGGTGGAAATATTAACACAGTATCTACAGGCAATGTCGGTGTTGGGTATTCAAATGGATCTTACAATGGAGTTCCTCTGTATACAATTAATGGTAAGGGATTTGGAGCAACTGCAAATATCACAGTTGCAAATAATCAAATTAATAGCGTTGCTATAGCAGTAACTGGAAATGGTTATCGAAATGGTGACTTATTAGGTATTACAACTGCTTCATCAGGTGGTTCCGGAAGGAATGCATCTGTTGTTGTTACTAATGTTCCAAACATTGATACTTTATACCTAACAAATGTTCAGGGACAATCATTTGGAATTGATCAAAATATATCATACTATGATAATAGCACATTAGTTGCTATGGCAGGGACAACTGTTAGATCTTCCGCTGTTTCTAATGATTTAAATTCTGGAAATGTATTAGAGGTTAACCATTATAATCATGGTATGCACTCTAATACAAATAAAGTAAATATTAGTGGAATTCAACCAGATACCCCATTAACAACATTATCAGCAACTATTGTTTCAACAAATACTACAATATCTGTTGCAAATACTTCAAACTTTACTACTTTTGAAGGATCTCCAGTTAGTGGAGGAAATCCAGGATACGTAATTGTAAATGATGAAATTATTTCATATAGTGGAATAAATGTTGGATCTATTGTACTTCTCACTCGCGGAGAAAACGAGTCAATTATCAGGAATCATTCAATTGGTGATTCTGTTAGAAAGTATGAACTTAATGGTGTTTCATTGACGAGACTTAATAATTCACATAGTATGCCAACAAATCAAGTTTTAGTTAGTTCTAGAGAAATTGATAGGTATCATATTGAATTTGTTAGACCTGCTAATAAGAATAGTGGTGCTAGTATGCTCAATTTTGCTAGTTTTGGATCTTTTGGTGGAAGTGATTGTAGAGCAACACAAAATATTCAATTTAACGAAGTAATTCCATACTTCAATTATATTAATCCAGAAAACACAGGTGTTTCCGCAACACTTAGAACTATTTCTGGAACAAGTGCAGGAGGAAATGAGGCATCGTTTATCGATCAAGGATATGAAAGTGTATCTTTAAATGAACCAAATAAACTTTCCACTCCAAGAATGGTTTGCTCAAGAATAAATGAAACTGATCAACTAGCATCATTATCTAGAAGTAGATCTTTAACACTTGGAATAAGAATGGAAACTAATAATTCCAGTTTGTCTCCTGCAATTGATTTAACAGAATCTGCTACATTCGCATTTATTAGAAATAGACTTGATGCACCAGTTACAAACTATGTAACTGATCCTAGGGTTAAGCAAAATATTGATGATCCTCACGCATCAACATATATTTCAAATATGGTTGAGTTAGATAAACCGGCAACTTCACTGAAAGTTTTATTGACTGCATATAGAAATTCTTCTAGTGATTTTAGAGTTCTGTATAAATTGATCAGACCAGATTCGAGTGAAGTTGAACAAACCTATCAGTTGTTTCCTGGATATAATAATCTGAAGGACGTAGATGGTGATGGTATTGGTGATACTGTAATAGATACTTACTTGAGTGATGGATCACCAGATACACAAACTAAAGCAAGTGTGCAAGATGAATTCTTAGAGTATCAATTCACTGCAGATAATTTAGAGTCATTTATAGGATTCTCTATTAAAATAGTTATGAGTGGAACTAATGAGGCATACTCACCAATATTCCAAGATCTGAGAGCAATTGCACTAGCATGATACCTGTTGATGGTCACAAAAATTTATTCCGAGACCAAAATTCTGGTGCAATTGTCAATTGCGACACGTTTGAATATAATCAATATATTAAAATGAAAAAAGAACGTCAAAATCAAAAAAATGAAATATCCGAATTAAAAAAAGACGTTCAGCAGATCAAAAACTTACTTATGGAGTTAATCGATGGAAAATCCAAATGAAATTACTTTAGACTCAGTATCGAAATCATTTGAATATGAAAAGCAAGCTAGAGAGATTGATGAATGTAGAGATGTTGAAGAATTGAGAAATTTATGCAAAATGTATCTGAAACTTTATCTCAAGCAACAAGAGGTTATCGGTAAGCTTGGACTCTAAGGACTCTAAGGAGTATAAATATACTTTAGATCCTGATAATTACCGACTGGGTATGATCATATGCCAGATATAAAAGTAAGAGTAGGCCAACAAAACGCAATTAAAGTTGTTTCTTCGATTACCGGAGACACTTCCGGAACTCTTGCTGGTTTAAGTGATGTTAATATTGGAGGTGGATTAGAGAACGGTATGGTTCTTGTATTCAATTCTACCACTAATAAATTTGATGCAACTCTAGAGTTAACACCAGGAACTACACAGAATTTAGATATTAATGGAGGCTCATTCTAATGGCAAGTATCATTAGAGTCAAAAGATCTACTGGTACTTCGGCACCCAGTACTCTAAATTATGGTGAACTTGCTGTTACTATTGGCGTTGGCACGCATGGTAATAGAGGTGGAAGGGTATTTGCTGGAGATAACTCCCAAAATCCCCAGTTAATTGGTGGCAGATATTACACAGATCTTTTAAGTATTGCTCCGGGTTTAATTGCGGGTCAAGATAACCCAACAACCCCAGCAAATGGTTTTATTCCTCTTCTCCTTACAGAGAATGGTGGAAATCCTGGAGGAACCGGAGCGATCAGTCGTCTTCCTAGGGTGGACCAATGGACAGTAGACAATTTAACATTAGATGGAAATACTCTCTCATCTAATGATACTGACGGAGATATTGTTGTTAGAACAAATGGTTCTGGCGAAGTAGTAATTCCAGATGATCAGTTTTTAACTTTCGGTGATAGCAAAGATGCTAAAATTGAATATGATGAAAATGGAACTGATAGCGTACAAGTTACTGGTGCTCCTTGGGTATATAATACTAGTGTAAGTTACAACTTACCAATAGGTAGTCAGTTTATAATTGACAATGTTGGTATTTCATCCAATATCATTTCCACTAGACCAGGTGCTGGAAATGAACTTTATATTGATCCATATCCTGATGGTCTTAGTAATGAAGGTAGAGTAATTATTAAAGGTGATCTGCAAGTTGATGGTACGACGACTACTGTTAATTCAAGTGCCGTCACTGTTAATGAATCTATTTTCAGATTGGGTGATGTAACTAGTGCAAGAACTGTCATGTCGACAGTTGAAGTTGGTGTTAGCACGATTAGATTAGATTCCATAGTTGGAGTTAATACTGGAGATACCCTCAATGTTTCGGGTATTAGTGCTTCTGGTATTGCAACAGTTGCCTCAATTGATATTGCATCTAAAGTTATTACTTTTGGTGGAACTTCAACTGCTGGCATCAATACAACAACTGCAGTTACATTAACACATGGTTTTGATACCAATACTGATCGTGGTATTTCTTTTGATTATAATATTAGTAGTGGAACCAGCAATAATAAAACTGGATTCTTTGGTTTAGATGATAGTTCTATTGCTGCCAGTTCTGCAGGTGACTTAAATCACGGAACACATGCCGATGATAGTAGAAGATGGACATATATTCCAGATTCATCTATTAGTAATAGTGTTGTATCTGGAACTAAAGGATTCCTAGATGTTAAAGGTATTTACTACCAATCTGGGGATTTTGATACTAATGGTATTGTATACTTTGATAATCAAGGGTTACAAAGATCCACAAATCAACCAGGTGATGCAGATACAACAGTAACATCAACTCAAATATTAACAGCAGTCACTGAAATTGTTCTTACGTTAAGTGGTAACGCATCTTTAGCTGCCGGATCACAAGTTACGCAGCAAAATAATAGTGCGGCGTATGGTATGGTTAAAACCACAACATCTTCATCAAATAGTGTAACATTAATCGGTGTTCAAGGAACATTTGATGCAACTAACGATATTGTTGATGATGGTGCAAGTGCTAACGTAAATCCAACTAATGTTGCTACTACATATACTAGCAAACCAACTTGGACATCAACAATTGATGGAGGAACCTTCTAGTTATTATGAATAGTGAAGTAGATATCAATGTGTTAGTGAATCTTTATAATAAAAAATTATCAGCACTAACCAATCAAAATGTTTTATTGGAAGCAAAAATTCAAACTCTAACGCAAGAGTTTGAAGATGAAAAAAATAAGTTACTATCTCAACTTTTGGATTTAAAAAAACCAGAACCAGTAACTATTAAATCTAAATCTCCAAAAAAAGATGATGATTATCAGAACTCAGAGGTTGAAGAATAATGGCAAAACCATCAACACGTCAAGGATTAATTGATTATTGTTTAAGACGTTTAGGTGCTCCAGTATTAGAAATAAACGTTGATGATGATCAAATTGATGATCTGGTTGATGATGCCATTCAATATTTTAATGAGCGTCATTTTGATGGTGTTGAAAGAATGTATCTTAAGTATGAACTTCAACAGGAAGATATTGATAGAGGAAGGGCGTCTGGAACCAATGGTGTTGGTATTGTAACTACAACAGCAACATCTGTAGATAGTGGTTCTGGTACCTTTACTTCAAATTTTTATGAAACTTCTAATTTCATTCAAGTTCCTGATTCTGTAATTGGAATTGAAAAAGTATTTAAACTTGATACTAGTAGCATGTCTGGAGGGATGTTTAATCTTAAATATCAATTATTTTTAAATGACTTATATCATTTTGGTTCAGTTGAATTGATGCAGTATGCAATGACTAAAAGTTATCTTGAAGATATTGATCATTTATTAACAACCGATAAGCAAATAAGATTTAATAAACGCCAAGATAGGATGTATCTTGATATTGATTGGAGTTCTCAAACTGCTGGAAATTTCTTAATTATGGATTGCTATAGAGCACTTGATCCAGCATCATTTACGCAGGTATATAATGATAGTTTTATTAAAAAGTATCTAACATCACTTATTAAAAGACAATGGGGTCAAAATCTAATTAAGTTTAGAGGAGTTAAGTTACCAGGTGGAATAGAATTAAATGGTAGAGAAATTTATGAAGATGCAGAAAAAGAAATAGAACAACTTAAGCAGTCTATGATGCTTGAGCATGAATTACCACCTCTCGATCTTATTGGATAATGGCACTTAATCCGTTCTTTCTACAAGGTTCTTCTTCTGAGCAAAGACTTGTTCAGGAGTTAATTAATGAACAACTCAGAATGTATGGTATTGATGTAACATACATTCCTAGAAAAATTGTCAATAAAGATACTATATTTAATGAAATTGAATCATCTAAATTTGATGATAATTATACCATTGAGGCATACGTTAATACGTTTGAGGGACACTCTGGAGCTGGAGATATCTTATCAAAATTTGGAATGTCTCTCAAGGATGAGTTGACAATTACAATATCTAAAGAAAGATATGATGATTACATTGCAACGTTTCTTTCTGGGGAAAGTGAAGATGAAATTATTCTTGCAAGTAGACCTAGAGAAGGTGATTTAGTATATTTTCCATTAGGACAAAGATTATTTGAAGTTAAATTTGTAGAACATGAAGATCCATTTTATCAACTAGGAAAAAACTACGTTTATCAACTTAAATGTGAACTCTTTGAATACGAAGATGAAGTTATTAATACTACAATTGAAGAAATTGATACACAAATTAAAGAAGAAGGGTATATTACTACATTACAAGTAATTGGTATAGGCGAAACTGCCTTAGCATCTTCAGTTATTAATATTGGATATGTTAGAAAAGTATTTTTAAATAATGATGGAAGTGGATATTCATCAACACCAATTATTCAATTTGACGAATCACCAGTTTCTGGAGGGACGGCAACAGCTGTTGCTATAACAACTTCTATTGCTGGTTCAAGATCAGTTAAGGAAATAATATTGACTAATGCAGGATTTGGATATACGACTGTTCCATCAATAAGTATTTACAGTGGTGGTGGAGTAGGTGCAGCTGCTACTTGTTCAATAGAAACACAACAAAAAGGTGTTGTTTCTTTTGCTATTGATGATTCTGGATCAGGATATCCAATAGCACCAACCGTATCCATATCTATACCTTCGTCAGGCGCTGTAGCAACCGCCACAACAGGTGTTGGGGGCACTGTCACTACATTGGTTATCTCTGATCCTGGATTGGCGTATACAAGCGCACCTACGGTAACACTATCAACACCAGCATCTGGTATAAACACTGCTAGAGTAACTTCTACTATTGGTGCTGGAGGAACATTGACATCATTATCAATTATAGACGCTGGAAGTGGTTATGGAAGTAACCCTACAGTAACTATTGATAATAACGATTCAATTAAGAGTACAGAAACTGCTGTAGCGAAAGCAGAAGTTTCCGAAGGTAATATTGTTACGGGCATAAGAATTGTAAATACTGGAATTGGTTATACTATTGCACCATCAGTAATAATTTCAGATCCTCCAACAATATCTGGAGTTGGAGCATTCCAATTTAATGAGATAGTTACTGGTTCAAATTCAGGAACAACTGCAAGAGTCAAAGAGTGGAATGCTGATACAAAAATTCTTAAGATTTCGTATGTTAATGGTGTATTTACGAATGGAGAAACTATAGTTGGTGCCGCATCTTCAGCAACTTTTGCAGTTGATTTTCACACCAATGATGATGTATATGATAAATATACAGACAATGCTTCTATTGAGACGGAAGCAGATCTTATAGTTGACTTTACAGAGTCTAATCCTTTTGGTAATTATTAATGCTAGGTACTTATTTTTATCACGAAATAGTTAGAAAAACAGTTGTTTCTTTTGGAACTCTGTTTAATCAAATTTACGTGAAACATGATGATTCTGATGGAAATGTTGAAAGTGAAATCAAAGTACCATTAGCATATGGTCCTGCACAAAAGTTCTTAGCAAGATTGGAGCAGCAGCAGGATCTGAATAGAGCGGTTCAAATTACTTTACCTAGAATGTCTTTTGAGATGAATAGCATCTCATATGATGCTACAAGGAAAGTATCTGTAACTCAAACCTTTAAAGCAGTTGATAAAAATACTAAAGTTAAAAAAGTTTACATGCCAGTCCCATATAATCTGGGATTTGAACTGAATATTATGGCAAAATTAAATGATGATGCTCTACAAATTGTTGAGCAGATTCTTCCATATTTTCAACCATCATTTAATATTACTGTAGAACTAATAGATTCTATCGGAGAAAAAAGAGATATTCCAGTTGTTCTTGATAGTATATCATTCCAAGATGATTATGAGGGTGATTTTTCTACCCGTAGAGCATTAATTTACACCTTACAATTTACAGCAAAAACCTATCTGTTTGGTCCTATTGCAGATAGCACAGATGGCATTATTCGTAAGATACAAGTTGATTACTATACTGATAGCAATCCCAAATCTGCTAAGAGAGAAGTTAGATATACAGCAACTCCAACAGCAAGAAAAGATTACGATAATGATACTGGGGCATTATTAACAGAAAATGTCAATACTACAGAAACTATCATCACATTGAATGATACAACAACTTTTCAAGTTAATGATAGGGTTATTGTTGGTAGTGAAATTATGAAAGTTAATGCCAAAACTAGCACTTCAATGACTGTTGAAAGAGCATTTAGTTCTACTATTGCAGTGGAACATGTTAGGGGAGCAAAACTCAATGTTCTTAGTACCGCTGATGATGCACTCATAATTCCTGGAGACGATTTTGGATTTAGTGAGTCTACAGATTTCTTCGAGACTGGAGCAGATTTTAGTCCAACTAGAAAACTTGATATTTAATTTATGACTGATAAATTTGATTCTATTGATGATGCTCTTAACACAAAATGTGAGATTGTCGAAGCAGAAGGACAACCTACAGAATTAAAAATTCCCGATAAAACAAATCAGGATATAACAAAGGATTATGAATATACTCGCGCAAATTTATATTCTTTAATTGAAAAAGGACAGGAAGCCATTAATGGCATCATGGAACTTGCGGGTGAAGGTGGAAGTCCAAGAGCATATGAAGTTGCAGGTCAACTTATTAAAAGTGTTGCGGATACTACCGACAAATTAGTAGATCTTCAAAAGAAAGTGAAAGATTTGGATGACGATCCTTCGGTAAAAACAACAAATAATGTCACTAATAATGCATTATTTGTTGGATCAACTTCCGACTTGCAAAAATTACTAAAGCAAGGTTTTCTAAATAATAGTAATTCAGACTCTGACAGCGATGAGTAAGTGTAAGCAGGGTTATTATTACTGTTATCAAGATAAAAAATGTAAAAAAATTCCCACAGGTTATCGTGTAGGAATGGGTGGATGGCTTCGGCGCGAAAAAGACGAGGAATCTGATGATAATGAAAATAATAATGGAGAAAACACCAATACAAACGGAAATGGAAACGGAAATGGAAATGGTGGAGATGGTGGAGGAGTAAGTGAATCGAAATCTGGTGACAGTTCTTTGCGTGACTGGTTCGGCAAAAGCAAATCAAGTGATGGAAAACCTGGTTGGGTCCAATTAGGTGGCAAGTATGCCGGAAAACCTTGTGCTAAACAACCAGGACAAACCACAAAACCAAAATGTGGATCCAGTAAAATGTCCGCAAATTTAGATGATAAGGAAGAGAAAAAAGCATTTAATAGAAAGCAACGTCAAGATCCAAATCCAGATAGAAAAGGGAAGGCAATCAACGTGAAGACAGAAGAAACTGTAGTAGAAAAGGCAGGTGAGAAAGATGCCTGTTATAAGAAGGTCAAGAGTAGATATAGTGTTTGGCCTTCTGCATATGCGTCCGGAGCACTTGTAAAATGTCGTAAGGTTGGTGCTTCTAACTGGGGAAATAAGTCAGAGTCTGTAGAGTATTCTGATTGGAGAAATGATTTTCAGGCAATGGAATATGAGTTCGTTGATATTATCAAACCAGAACCCATTAAAGGTGGACAAGAGCAGATTGATGAGGGACAAAAGTGTTGGAAAGGTTATGAGAAGAAAGGAACCAAAAAGATGTTTGGCAAAGTTGTAAATAATTGTGTGAAGAAGGAAGGATATGATGTTGGTGATGTTGATCAAAAAGTTGGTGCAGTAACTCCTA